TTTTTTGGGTTCAGTTCATTTCAGCGGTCTTAATAAAATCATTTTACTTTTTTGTCTTAGTAGCCTCAAATACCAACGATAAAAATCCCTCAACTTGATTAATCATCTCTATAATAAACCCATGTTCAAGTACAATTTCTTTGCCAGAACTAATAGAAACTGTATCGTATGATTTAATTACCTTTTGCACTTTTTTATGATTTTGATCATCATATATTCTTCCATTGCAATGTACAATATTATTACGAATGATGTTTAAATCCTCAACAAAATTCCATTCTTCACTCTCAAAAGGGAACTGTATACCCATCTTTTTATTCGTATATATACCTAGTTTATTTTGCAAACTACCCTTATACTTTAGGTTCCGTAACTTGTCACTAAAATTTGGATTTAATTCCAATACTCCTTTATATCCCAATGCTTTAGCCATATGAGGCTTAACAATTCTTAAGAGGTACTGTTCAATAGTAGAATATGTTGAAACCACAATTGAATATCTTAATAAACTTGGGAAAGTTTTCTGAAGTTCATGAAATTCATCTATTCTATAATTCCAATATTCATCTTGTTCTTCATCTGATAAATGTTTCGCATCTTCTTCAGCTGCCTTTGATAATTCTTCTAATTTGAATGTATTCGTTCTTTCCATTTCATCAGCATAATTACGAATACTATCTAATTGCATTCTGGCTAAAGTATGCGCAAGCATAATATACATAACCAACCATTTCCCCTCTATTATTTCGAAATATATTCCTACTTCAAAAAAATTATAGCATTTATATCGATAAATTCCTATGAATACTACTACAAAATAGCGAGAAGAAAACTGTTAAGCCATTACATACACTTTCACCGCCTGCACCTTCGTAAACTCCCGATACACCTTCCGTCTTTCCTCGTTCCTAGACTTCGCTTCCCTATCGATTTGCCACGTCTCTTTTCTCGTACGCTTTCTTCTTACCGGAGGCTTGTAGTTTCGTCTGTCCACTCCGTATTCCTCCGCTACTTTCATCGACACTTCTCCGCTATGCCTCCTCGACAACTGATGCTCGCTCATAATCGGATATTCTCCCCGAGCCATCTTATCCGGATGTGTATCGTGCAACTCTTCGTACAGCAGCAAATCTGCTAATCGTTCGAGTTGCTTCGGCTCAGGACGCTCTCCGATGGACGCCACATAAGCATCTGTGAGCGATTTAATTTCTTTCGCACGTACATCTCTATTACTAATCGCGCTAGAATCGCTTTCTCGGAGACTAGTAATTAGCGTATTTACGTACGTTTCAAACTGCGTTTTGTAATCTCCATTGATATCGAATATATAAGCCATTAAGCGACCGCCTTCCTTTCCGTACTTACCACCGTCAATTTATAGCCCTCATCCGACCAGGCCCATCGTTCAAACACTGCCGCTATCTTTTGCGCTAACAAACGCTTATACAAATTAACCGTCGGTGCCGTAATACCTAACGAGATTGCCACGTCCCGCTGTTTCATATCCTCGAAATATACTAACCGCAAGACTTGACGCTGCCTATCCGTCAAGTCCGCGTTTGCAACGGCCGTCTCCATATCCATTAGTACATCCGATGCAGCATAATCACCGTTAAACCTACGCTCTTGCATATATGGTAAATGCCGTAGTAATAGATCAATTGATTTCGGATTGTCCAATGCATAGTTATGTTCAATACGGCGGTGTGCCGCTTCGTTATCGTATTTACTTACACCCATTTACTCACGCTCCTTTTTCCGTCACATAACGACTGCCTAACTCTTTATGTGGTAAGTATCTTAATAAGCGAGTGCCAATCGCTTCAATTACGTTTACCGTTACGGCGTTGCCCGCCATTTTATACAGTTGTGAATTCGATATGCCAGCGCCAACTAACTTATCAAACTCTGAATCTGAAAAGCCTTGTAGTCGGAAACATTCTTTCGGGGTGAGTTTACGTATTCTGTATAACGGTGGCTCGACTACTCTAGGTTCGTTGCCATGCATTTCTCTTCGTAATGTGGGCGATAAATCCAACCGTTTTAATTTCTTGCTACTTCTTCCCTGATCGTCTATTAAGAAGCGTTGGTCTTCTACTAACGTCGCTTGATTGCACGATGTTTCTAGCGTTTGAGCGACACCTTTGCCGACGCGACCGCGTCGGGTCTTACTATTTGGAAACTGAACGTTGATTGAATCACCGACTTCTGCAATTGCATACCCTTGCTTCGTTGCCTCACGGATTGCCACTCCATGTCTGTCTTGTGCCGTCAATATAAACGATGGGTCGTCGTTCTCTTTAAATCTACGCCCGTTTTGCCGTTTTTCGATACGATCTGGCGTTAGTACGGGACGGACTTCTTGAACAGCTATTTGTTTTGGTTGTTTGTAATCCGTAGCAGTTAAACAAGAACATAACCCTTCTGAATCATATATATAACCTTTTTGTCCACCACTTCCGCTATGTCCTAGGACTGCTATCTTCGGTTCCCGATGGCCTCCGCCCATTGTCGTTAGGGTTGGCGAAACGCCCTCCGCGCTGTAAACGCGCTTGATTGCGTCATGTCCTTTTATATCAATGTGACCGACCATTTGTGGTTCGGTATTGGCTCGCCTTTCAACTTTCATTTCTTCTAAATGTGCGATTAACTTAGCTGTTTTGTCTTCGCTAAGATAATAACGCTCGTCCACTTCGTCTTCTAAAATATCTCGTAATCTAGTCGTCACCATATCTTGTACAGACCAATCAAAGTTGAACGTTTTAACACCATCGCATGCACTTATACGTCGCTTCCCTTTTGCAACTACGTTGGTACCTTCGATTTTCCAATCTTCTACTTCTTCGTTTAAAATACCAACGATGAATATCCGTTCTCGATTCTGTGGAACTCCGAAGTATTTCGAATTCATTACGTTGAAATCCACCGTATATCCGATGTCGTTTAACGTTTTAACAATCGTATCTAGCGTTTTTCCCTTGTCATGTGAAATAAGTCCTTTTACGTTCTCCAAGAGTAGTAGTTTCGGTTGCTTTTCCTTGGCGATACGTGCAACTTCGAAGAATAACGTCCCTCGTGTATCATCGAACCCTAATCGCTTGCCTGCTACCGAGAATGCTTGACAAGGAAATCCACCGACTAAAACGTCATGATCCGGGACATCTCCCGCAGCGACCTTCGTCACATCTCCGACTGTTTTATGTCCGTAAAGCACCTCGTAGGCTTGGTTTGCGAATTTATCAATCTCGGAGGACATGACGCACTGTCCTCCGAGTCTGTTTAACGCCTGTTCGAATCCTCCTACACCTGAAAATAATGATACGTATTTAAATGTGTTATTTGTCATAGAATCGCTCCTTATATTCGATATAATTAAAGACCTAATTCGTTAGCAAACTCGCCCATATCAAATCCTACTAATTCCTTACCGCTAGGAAATACGGTTACAGGTGCGCTCATGTACCCTTTGTCCGCCATCCATGCTGCATGCGTTGGATCTTCGTCGATATTACGAGTTTCATAAGTTACCCTTGCGGCGTTTAGCGCCCATTTTACTTGCTCACAGTTTGGGCATGCGTTCTTTGTGTATATGATTACGTTATTCATAGTGATTCCTCCATTTTCTTTGACATATTCTTGTAAAATAAGGTACAATTTTCATGTAACCTTGGTTGAAACTGCCGTTTGTTCAAATCAAACACTCCTGACCGATTTTTCTATTTGGCTGAGTAGCAAAGGATGGTTTGTTGGCATTATGTTTGCCAGCTTACTTTCTTACTCCATTACGGAAGTTTTTAACTTCTTGCGCAAACAAAATTCATTGTTGGAGATGATGCTTATGCTATTCAATTTCAGTATTATCCTAGGTGCCTCGGCACTTTGTAGGGAGTCTATGGTAAGGGCAGGTAGTTGACATATTAGTGCTGGCTTTATGTAGGAATGTATCACCAAGTAAACTATGTTCGTAGTATATTTAATGATGCATTCCTACAACTAGGATATTTTCTATTATTCAAACCCGATTACATAACCACTTTTAAATCACTAAAAGCATCCGCAACAATCTCCCTATTACTAACCGACTGCACTCCGATATCTTTCATAATCGTATCGAGCTGATCGTACATCTCGCCGATACTACCAACGTTATTAATCTCGTAATCTACTTCGAAATTATCAATATGACTTTCCGTTTCATGCTCCAAATCAGCTTCTGTAAACACATCGCCTTCAGCTTTCGCCCTACCAATAAGCAAGTCATCCGATGCATTTACTCGGATAATTATAAAACCTTCGTCCCTTAACCGTTGATACTCATTCGGTTGTCTCACTCCGTTTACTAACACTTTCGGCTTGTGATTCACTTTATTTAACGCATCTTCAAAACAATACTCGTGTACTTTTCCCAACGTCATCTTTATCCAAATATCCGGATCAATCTCACGTAACCACTGGCCGAACTTTTGATAATAAGCGCGTGGCTTTGGGTTACGTGGGATGTGCGGAAACAGTCGATGAAACTCGTCCTTTAACACCGCTGAGAAGTCGAATTCTTTAAAGCCGTATAACATCCAAGTATAATGGGATAACTCCGTTTTACCACTTCGGGCTTTGCCCGTAATAGCGATTTTCTTAGCGTTACATAACAAATTACTCACGCCCTTTCGTAATAGATTCAACGATTGCTTTTGCCGATTCGATGTCTAAAACGTTAATATTAATCGTAAAGTTTTGCGGCGTCTTCGTTTCTTCTAACGCTGATATTTTTTCGTCAAGGAATACGATATCTTCACGAACTAACTCTAACTGTTCATCTAGTGCGTTAACACCACCGATTGCTTTCGATGCGTCGCTTCTAGCGGATTCAGCCATTTGTGAGAACGTTAAGACATTACGGTGATTTTCTTCTGTGCGCTCTTCTAGGCGAGTTACTTTGCTGGATAAAGATACAAACACCCGACCATCTGCTTGCTCGATTGGTTCTACGATTACAAATTCATCTCGATACAATCCGTTTTCATCGCCAACTTTGTCAACAAAACCATAATCCCCCCGCTCCACGTTAGCGTCTGTTAATATAAGGACATCTCCTTTCTCATAGTCGATACTTTGTTGCGGCTTAATAACTAACACCATATCCCCAACCGCTGGCTCTTTCGCTAACTCACGGTATCTCTTTCCATTAACCTCGTAGATGTTTCCGTCTTTACATTCGATTTTAGTTACGTCTGCCATATTAATGACCTCCTTAGTTAATTAGGTATAAAACGCTTAATAGTAACGATGGTGAGAAAAGCACTATAGTTGTAATTCGTACTGACAAATCGTATTTTTTATTCGTTGTTACCGCGACTATAAACATTAATGAAATTGCGATTACTACCCACGCTAGTATCGTCACCTATTTTCCTCCTTAGAAGAATTTGTCTACCCACGGTTCAACTCTAACGACTTCTTTTCGTAGATGCTCCGCTAACTCAGCGATTTCAGCTTGTGCCCCGTTTCCTTTCCTACGTTTAGCGTAGAAATCTAGTAAGCTACGTAAATTTACCGTCATGACTAGATTCGTAGTTGTTGCATTAGGTAGGACCATGCGAGCCTCTTCTGCTGGAACCCCGCAATCTCGTAAGTAATCATACATTTCTTGAATATCCTCCATGAACTTCTGATAAATTCGTTCGATATCTCTTCCTTTTACTTTGTCAGGTGCTACGTAATCAAACCCACCCGACTTATCATCACTACCAAAACGTACATATCTCTGCGACTGTACTGAAAAACTAAATCCTACTCGATGGCGTGTGAATTGTGCCAATAAGGCCCGGCTTACACCTTCGATAGCAAACGTAAATGTAATATGCTCCAGGGTCGAAGTATGTTTGCTCGCTATGATATGACGCATTAAGCGATCCGCTTCCGTACCTTTTCCTCCATCTGTTGCTTTGTTACCGAAGTATTTATCTCCTTCTTTAGCGACTATTTCTGACGGTTTGTTTGCGGAGTAACATGTACGCACTGCGGATAACGCTACGACTTGTCCGTCTGTTGGGTTAAAACTTTCCTCGCCGATATTAGTTATATTTGTTAAATAGTCAATAAATCCCTTAGATAATTGCGTATGTGCAAGTAAGTTAACGTTCACTATTTAACGCCTCCTTCGAGTTGTATACCTGTACTTCCAAAACCGTCTACTCCCCGTTCACTTTTTGATAAATCATCGACTTCTTCGAAAGTTGTATGACCGACGGCTGCTAGTACGCCTTGTGCAATACGATCGCCTTTTCGAATAAGGTACGTATATCCAGCCGTTTTGTTAAAATATCTACCATCCATTTCTTCGTCACTTTCATCGACTTGTACTAAGTAATTACCGTTGACTAAGCCTAACGTATAATCTACGTAGCCACGTATCGAAGAGATATTATCGACAATCACTCCGACTTCTCCACGGTAACCACTATCGATAGCCCCTAGCACTACTCGTAATTTAGTCTTACGAGAGATTCCGCTGCGAGGACGTATTTGCATTTCGTATCCGGTAGGGATTTCGAACGCTAGGCCTGTCTTAACAACCGCCGTTTCACCCGGCTCGATGATTACGTCCTCTACCGCTACCAAATCGAATCCGGAATCCCCTGGTTTTGCATACTTCGGAATTACTGCGTCTTCATGCAGTCGCTTAACTTTAACCATTTATATATCCTCCTTTATAGTTTCTTTATCAGATTTGTTCTATAATAATTTTAGAAAGGTGGTAAAACTATGATTAATTTTGATAGAGAAGATACAGGATTAGAATCAAAAATAAAAGTAAGTTTCGAAAACAGTTCTTACACATGTACCCTTGATAAATACGTAAATCAATGCCCTAAATGTAAACATGCAATTATTCCAAAAGTGTTAGGAAAGAACATATTTTTAGATACAAAGGAGACAAAACATAAATTATCTTTTGCTTTTGTGTGCCCAAGTTGTTTTAACTCTTTCATCGCTCAATACAAAATAGATACTCTTAAATACGGATACGAAAACTTAGCTCGATTTGATTTTGTTGGTCCGCAAAGCCATTCAATAGAATCCTTTAACGAAATTATAGAAAAAGTCTCTCCTGATTTTGTTAATTTTTACAACCAAGCACTGACAGCCGAACAAATGGGACTTACTGATATAGCTGGTCCAGGATACAGAAAAGCACTGGAATTCCTCGTTAAAGATTTTGCGAAGAAAAACTATCCAAACAATGAAGATGAAATCGAAAAAGCACCACTTGCACAATGTATAAATAAATACCTTGATGACACTAATATGAAAAAGGTTATACAAGCAGCTACATGGATTGGTAACGACCAAACACATTACATACAAAAACATGTAGATAGAAATCTCGATGATCTGAGAGGCTTTATAAAAGTTGCTCTAAGTTACATAGAATTTACAGAACGAACTAATGACGCTATAGCATTTACTACAAAATAATGTTGCGATGTGTAGCGTATTTAATCGTTAATAATCCCTTTATCGATTAAATACGCTAGTCCTATCGCACACGCATCACTTTCATCACTCGTCTTAAACTCATCCCACTCAACGTATCGCCTCACGCCAGCCTCGACCTCTTCCTTTTCTGCACGTCCCTTACCGAGTAGTTTCTTTTTAACGGAAGCCTGTCCGATACTATCGTCCACTTTTAATCCGAAATCATTTAACGCACGATCCACCGCATTCCAAGCGCTAAACACAGTATAGTTCGTATGTGGTATTTTACTAGCGAATCCCTCTCGGACTATTAAATCGTAGGGCGCGTACTTTCGGATGAACAAGTGTGCCCATGATTCAATGTGCTTAGTACGAAGTGCTATCGGTTCAGTACTTTTCGTTTTGACGTGTGACGCATCTACTAGTTTAGGTTTTCCGTTGATTACATCGATTGCTGCAATGCCTGGACATCCAAGTGACGTATCGATTGCTAGAATGCGGAAGGCTTTTTTACTTCGAGCCATCGTTACAGGACCTCACTTTATCGATAAACTCCAACGCCCCAATATACGGAGCCTTCTTCGTATCTGACAAACTCGAACGCTTCACACGGTTGACTTTCGTTTTAATTTCCTCGTACTCTTCTTCACTTAACGATTGAGCACACGCCGATTTGTAATTGTTAAATGTCCAATGCTCGATATCTAGTTTCGGAGGTTGCTTCGTCTTAACTGCCGCTACGATACTAGCAAACTTGTCCAAGACTTCGTTACGCATCTCGTCCGTTATCGCAACACCAAACGCTCTGAAATCCGGATACTTCGCATAATCCTCTTCGTTCATATTCCATGCTTTCTTCGATGCGTTCATATAAAGTACGATATAGTAATCTAAGTCGTACATTAACGAGTAGCATGTAACTTGTTTGACGTGGTCGGCGCCGGGTTCGCGCAGTGAATATTCAGAAGTTCTGCTGTAAGATGTTTGTTTCGATTTAATTTCGAGTCCGACACGTGTAACTACACCATTCTCATCGATGTATTCTAAAATGCCGTCACATGTACCGATTAATGAAAAACGCTGACCATTATGTTCGATCACCTTTCGTGTTTTAACGAAATCCTCAAACGCTGGGAAACCGTCTTTCGTGCGTTCAATTCTGAAACGTGGTTTCTCACTGGTGAACTTTTCGTAATGTCGTTCCGCTAGTAAAATATCTCGTTGAATTGCATCGCCTATGTTAGTTCCGATAAATTGCCATCGTCTCTGCCACGGCTTTACTTCGGCTTGATCTCGTGGACTACGTAACGCCTTTTCGTAAAGCTCCCTCGGACAGCTATTCGCCGAAGAAGGAGAGAAATACGGCAAACTTCGATAGTCTAAGTAACCACCTTTGCTTAATACTTTCGCATAGCTTTCGTGGAGCCAGACGTCTAAAGGCGTGTCGTAAGGCTCCGAATATGAATGCCACATGTCGAGGAACAGACGAAATTCCTCTGTGATTTCATATGCGAATGTTTCCTGCGTGTTTTGACGTAGTAATTGTGCTGCGTTTCTACTCAAATTACCGACTCCCTTCAAATATTGATTTCTTAAGTAATTAACCACCTTGACACTTCCAATTATTCCCTTGTATAAAAAATAATCTGTAATGAATTCTAATAGTAGAAAGGCGGTGATTTCATGAATAACATTAACACTAGACCAAGCGATGACGGCTCTTATACAAAACCAAAAGGCCCAATCGATCCAATAGGTCCAATCGCTCAACAAATAGCAAATGAACTAGGCGTTACTATGGGCGCTGATTCTACAGCTCGCGCTAATGGTTCAGTTGGTGGTGAAATTACCAAACGCTTAGTAGCAATCGGCCTACAAAAGATATCTGGTCCTGTACCAGACCCATGGAAAGTTTTACACTAATACGTTTTTTAAATAAAGCTACTTATCCCCACTCTTCACTTATACATAACGGGATACTAAGTAGCTTTATTTATTTATTTAGTCCTGATTTATTAAAACGATTGCCGGCCCTGCTACGCGTATACCTCCGACCTCTATCTTTTCGTAAGGCTCAACCTGGATAGTGATTACACCTTGTCGCCTCTCTAATTCTTCACTTAGTTCTTTCGTTGAAACTTCGGATAGGTTAATCATTCAATTCCTCCTCTTCGTTAAACCACTTTTCTATACTGACTTTCTCTAACCATCGTTCTGGATTTATCTCAACGTCACATCTGACGGGAACTAATAATTTAACTGCGTTTTCCATCGTAGTTTTTAATTCGAATAATGCTTCTTTCGAAATATCTCCCGGACACTCAAATAACAATTCGTCATGTACCTGGAGTAAAATATTTACGTTGTGTTTCGATAGTACGGGCTGTAAATCTACTATTGCTTTCTTTAAAATCGAACCGGCTGACGCTTGAATCGGAAAGTTACCAGCCATACGGTCCGCACGAAAATGTAAGAAACGGTCTTTCGACTTGTACTCGGTGTGTAAACGACGTTTCCTACCGAAAATATCCGTAATGTAACCTTGCTTACGAGCCAATAGTTTCTGCTCGTCCATATATCTCTGAATTCCTTTATAACCTTTGAAGTAGTTATCGATAATTGTTTGCGCTTCGGTTCTCGTAATGCCTAACGTATCGGCTAACCCTTTATCGCTCATGCCATAAACTATGCCGAAGTTAACTACCTTAGCTTGCTTACGGAATTTCTGCTCAGGTGAACCGTCTGTATCTTTGTATGCTTCAATGTCTTTATACGTATATTTACCGTTACTAATCATCGCTGCTGTAGTCGAGTGAATATCGCGTTCTTCTTTGAACGCCTTGATTAATTCAGGTTCTTTCGCCATATGCGCTAATACACGTAATTCAATTTGTGAGTAATCTATAGAAACGAGTATTTTACCTGCACTCGATGTAAACAGGTGGCGTATCTCAGGGCGTTTCGCCGGTATTTGCTGAGTGTTTGGCGATTTGCATGTAAACCTTCCTGTCGCCGCTCCGTATGTGTTATGCCACGGATGTATTTTGTTATCGGGTTTAATTTCTTTCGGTAATTTCTGCGTAAATGCTTCACGTAGTTTGCTGACGCCTCGATAATTGAGAATCTTAGAAATTACGGGATGTTTCCCTTTCAACTTCTTCAATGCTTTTACGCCAGTTGATCCATTTTCTATATCCGGTAACTTTAAATCTACGAATAACTTTTTCTTTAATTGAACTGGTGAACCTAAGTTTATTTCTTCGTCGAATAATTCGTATATCTCACGCTGTATTTGCGATTCCTCTTCAGCTAGTTGCTCGTCTAATACATTCGCTTTTTCTTCATCGAAGTTAATACCGATTAAATCCGACTTAATAAACTGCCTACATACGGGCATCTCTACGTTAAAAACGAGTGACTTGATTTCTTTTAAATCCTCTCGTTTGTCAAACCATTCCATAATCCAATCGTAAAGTTTCAAGGTTTTCTCCGTATCGCCCGCTGCGTAAACTAACGCTACATCTAACGGTATTTCATTAAACGGAGTCTTACCGAATAGTTCATCGAAATTATCACTCGGTTGACGTAACCAATCCGTTATCAAATCCTTTAATCTGTGGTTTCGATTTTCGTCTAACGCCATCGCCATAATTCTTGTGTCCGCATGTAAGTTATCAATTAAGTTAATTCCGTAATGCTGCATAAACCATTTACAGTCGAAAGGTGCGTTGTGCATTACGGTTTTCACTCGTTCTAATACAGGTTTAACGTACAGTAATAAAACTTCTTCGCTTAAATTCGGTCCTTCTTCGTGATTTAACGGTACATAATAGTTGTAAGCTCGTGTTGAAATCGAAAAGCCAGCGACTTCACCTCTCCATGGATCTAATGCTCCGTTATCCTCTCCGAAAGTCTCACAGTCAAATCCAATTAAATCAGACGTCTTCATATCGTCTAACATTTGCTTTAGTACCTTGCCATCGGTAACTAATACGTAATTGTCCGGTGTAGCCAACACCATTTCACGTATCTTATCGTCGCGCTTTCGTTCGTGTAACACTTTCCATAATCGTAAAGCCTCTGCCTTACTAAAACGTTTAGCAAGGTCAGAAGGGCTACGACCAATTTCGCCCTTCGTCATCGCTTTTTTTACTTCCCCAAGCCTCTGCCTATCAGACTCGTTGTTTTTCATCGATAGAATCCGTTGCCACGCGTCTTCCAACGTTTCGGTCGCCTTTGCCTTTTGCTCAACCGCTTTTGCCACTCGTGCCTTAGTTTCTTCGATACCTTTAGCACCAGGTATTTTTAAGTTCAACGTTAACTTCGGCGTCATATTTACCGCCCCGTTTCCTTGCAATTTAATCGGTAATAAAAACTTACTACTGTGACGTGATTATCTTCCGCCCACTCTTCGAAGCATTTCCTATCGCAAAATGAATTACCTTCACGATCGTCGTAAATAAAAGCTTTACGGTTGAGTACAGCGCTACAATTTTCGCAAATACACATTGTTTAACCTACTGTGTCGAAACGTTGTTCTACTGGCACGATTAACTCTACTCCTGACCAATTACCTGTATCACCATTTAGTGCGACTGTTGAACAAGAAGCTACCTTACTGTCTTCACGCGCAACACCGATTGTTCCTACAGGATTCACACTGCCACAATGAGAAATCGTACGAACGATATCACCTTTCTTAATCTCGCCAACCTCACGATCGATAGCTGCCCATTTAGCACGCTCTGCCTTCGCTTTCTTTTCTTCCTCAGCTTCACGAGCGATGTGTTCCGTTTCTTCTTTCGTTAGTGGTTCGAGGTCTTTACTATAAACTCCCCAGAAGTCCGATCCGTCAAGATAGTATGCGGTAAATGATTTAGTGTTACTGTTATGACTCTTCAGATTTACTACCGTACCGATTTCAAAACGATGGTTTGATGTATTAGCAATAACCCTTGCAAAGTCGCCCTCTTTCAATAACGCTTGTTTAGCTTCGAGAACTTCGGATTCTATAGCGTGTACTAAATCACCTTCATAATGCCAACCAGCGTAACTGCCATCTAAATGATAAGTATTAAATGGTATATACCCGTTATCATCCTCAGTGACTTTTACGATATCTCCATGTTCAGACTGACCGTTATCATCGTGCGTGATAACTTTCGCATAATCACCAACCTGTAAACGTTCTGACACTGACTCACTTGCTTCTTCTACTTTGACCGCCTCCTCCAACGATTCCTGTTCTGTCAGCATCTTTTGCATACTACGAGTAATTTTTTCTAAGTCAGACGGAGTACCTTCGAATTTAGTTCCGTCAGATAAGGTGATTGTAACTACGCCTTCCGCATCGATTAGTTTGTCGGTAGTAATTACGTGCGATTTACGGAATACAGAATGTTCTCCTTGATTAAAGTAATTCGAATCATCGACATTGTCTTTAAAAACGATATCGTTGTCGTCATCAATGTCTTCCACTAAGTAAAATGCTCCTTCTGTTACATCAAGCTCTTGCTCAGATGCTTTCACTATATCTTCTACTTTTGCATCTCCTGTAACTAACGTATAAACAAACCCGTTATATTCCACCGTTTCATTAACCACTTTAACTCCGTCTAATTTAGCCATGTTTAATTTCCTCCTCGTTTTCTTCGTTATTAGTTACTGCCGTTAACTCAATCCATCGTTGACTTGCGCTAGTTTCCGTAGCCCAATACTCACGTTGTCCTGCACATTCGAACATGAATACTCGGTCACCTTCGACTCCTGCGATATAGTCGCAATCATCTTTCGTGTAAGCTTCACCGTTACCTTTTTTCGCTTGGACCACTAATGCATCATCACGATCTTGTCTTACTCGAATCGTTTTTACCTGTATCGTGTACCACTGTTTGTTAATCGGATCACGCGCTACTAAGTCGTAAACCTCCGGGATGAACGAATTCGCTACTTCCCAACCGAGGTTTAAGAGCGCGAGGGCTACTCGTAATTCCGAGCAACCACCCTTTACTGTTGTTTCATGTGCCATATGCGCTTCCCCCTTAGAACGGTAAATCATCATCTGAGATATCGATTGGTGTGCCTTCGTTGCTTGCGGCCTTCGGTAACTTCGATTTATCAATCGCATCGTCTTCCGCATCTTGTAATAGCGTAATGATGTCGTCCTCTTCACGGAAGTTCGCTAAGTCTTCATAACCAAATTCCGTACCAATAAACGTTTTAGCCTTTTCGACTTGCTCGTCTGTTGCTTCGCCTGACTCAAGCGAATACGATTTATCGACTTGTTTAAAGTGAACCGCTTCACCTACTAGTGAATATTGCGGGTTAAACTTACGGCCCATCTTTTCGGCTTTGTCGTAATCAGCGATGATGTTGTTAATGTGGAACTCTGCCGTATCGATCACACGATAAGTACCGTACTCTAGGTCGTAAACAGGAATCATTGCGTACATCTTACGTTTCGCTCCGACTTTACATGACGGACACTCCGTTTTTCCTGTTTTGAAGTATTGCGTAATGTCTGCGTCTGTTTCACGTGGAGAATGTAAACATGAGTGCTTTCTGAATCGGTGGATCGTACGTTTACCATCGAATGTTTTATCTTCGTGTACGAAGTAGAAATACCAGTTATCCGGATCAGCTAGTAAGATGAAAGTTCTACCATCTGCGTTTACTTCACCGTGTTTCCCCATTCGGACGTATCTTGTAACGCCTTCTGGAAAATCGTTATTACCTCCGTTTTGATTAGCTTCTCGTTGTTCCTCACGCTTTTTTAACGTTTCTCTAATACCCATTGAAACAACTCCTTCGTTATTTATTCGAGCTTGGGTTACTCCCACGCCCGTATTACGTAACTGACTTCAATTACGCAATACCGACGCGGGGGATACATCGGTAGAAATCAAGAATTTTGTAGAACGCAACGCATCGTGCTGTAATGCCAAACGCCCATATGACGCCACTACCCGTTTACTACATTAAGGGGAAGAAAAGGTTAACGACGGGTAATGACGTTATATCGATATTCGTTAAATTCTTTTATATGAATAATACGTAACATCTCGAATGTTGTCGTTAGAATTTACATATAATTAATTTGTAACATACCATGGTAATACTGTATAATTACAGTGAGGTACATTGTCAGTGTACCTCCGCTTAACTCCTCGTTAAGCAAAAGTATTGCAATTGATCGACCTGCCAAGTCGGTTAGTTGTAAGTACAAAGGGAAGCGTTTTGCCCCTTCGTACATTAAACAAAATGAGTTAAACTACTTGTCCTATATGCACTGCCTAAGCATATAGAACGTATCTTTACGCAAGGAGATAATCTCGGTAATTACCGAATTGCCTCTCGTCGAAGCGCTTTGCCAGGCGCTCGATCTTGCGTATAACTGTCGAGTGATGTAGCCCCAACATTTTGCCGATTGCCGTCGGCGTTGGAGTTTTATTCTCACTCGACAGGAACGATTCAACGATCGCCGTCGTTGTCTCGTCATTGACCTGCTCAGGGTCTGCGAGGAAGTCGATTAGCTCACGCTGATCGGCTTCTTTCTTTTTTATAACGTGTTCTTCTAAGTCAAAGTCGTCTTTGAGAGTTTCGAACATTGCCGTGTTCTCATTCTCATCACTATCTGGCCCATCGTATAATTCGTACTTTCTTCTCGTACGTAACTTTCGTAATAATGACTTGTAACTGTTACCTAGTGATACTGCGAATAGTTTTACGAAATCGCCGCCAACGTTATTTCGCAAACTTTCTAATACTTTGTGTATTACATCATGGAACAGGTCGGTTATGTCGTGTTCGTTTGCCATGTATGTACTCGTACTCCAATACCTAAGCTTGTCTCGATATACCTCCGATAAGCTAGTGTACAAATCCGTAAATACGAAATCATCACCTGTTCGAAGATAGTCGTTTGCCATTTCGTTAATATTCAATTTTTGTTCGTCTTTCACTTCTTATTCCCCCTTACATTAACTATGACGCACAAGCGGCCAAGCCCGCGCACATTTTTTATAATTTTTTTTCAAAAGAAATTTTTCGTTTATTGCCAATGTTCAAATTGTAGCATATTACCATGGAATATTTATCAAAGTACACTAAGTACTGGAATTTACACTTTGTATACTTTCGTAAACATTTAGAAAAACAAAAAAAGAACGATCAATAAGATCGCTCTTCATAATCTTATTCAATTGTTAATTAACCACCCGGTCTTGTTTCTTGTGAACTGTATTGTTGATTATCTCCTTGTGCATCTACAAATTCATTAAGCGCAAACACTCCTAGAGCTAGAGTCAAAATTGCGGAAACTCCTAATAAAACTTTTTTCAAACTGAATCTCTCCCTTTAAATTGTTAGTTTTAAAATTAGTTAACATTTGAGTCATACCGGAACAATCGCCTCTGTCGTATATTTCTTTTGCTACTAGACTAGAGAAAAAGAAGTTCGAATTTGAAAAGAACCTCTGGAAGCATTCGTACAGCCCAAGGATAGATTCTTGATTGCAAGCTCTATACATCAAAAGAAAATCTCTCTCACCTCTTTCTTCCATATAATCATTAATTTGCTTTACATTTTGTCTATTATTTTGATACATGACAAGTCTTGCGTCTGAATCTATCCCAAGCGGTATCCCTAGGTAAATTTTAACATAGTCTAGGTTATCTCTGGTTTGTAGAATTAAATTTTTTACTTTGACAGATTTGGCGATTTCGTGACTTCTTTGAAGATATTCTAAACATTTTTCTTTATCTTCAACTAAGTACGACATCCCTACATAGTATGACGCATCAGAAACTGTTTTCGCGCAAATATTTGCATTAATTGTTAGAGATGCATAATGTCTTGCTAAATCTAACTCATTTCTATGTAGATAAACTGGAGCTAAAATTTCAGCTAATCTATGAAGATAACATTCTTTGATAAATAACTTTCGGCTATCACTTAAATTTTTAATCATTTCTTCTACCTCTAAAGCCAGATCCAGCATAAGATGAATCTTTTTTTGCGCAAAATAGTCATAACACTTAAGTATGTTAATCAAAATCGTGAGTGTACCATCTTCAGTATTTTCAATCTTTTTTAAATGTTCTATTATTTCATAACCTTCTATATCATAATTCATATATTTATAGATAATTTTATAAACATCTATATAATCTCCTACAACACCGGTTTCTTTTTTATGTTTCTTAATAAGTTTTTTTAGTAAATTTACATTTCGTGTTATTGCTGCGTATTCTAAACTCTGTTGTATTGACTCTGCTGAATCTAATTGTAGGCACCAGTCTTCCATCCTCTCACGTTGTTTCTCTGGAAACAGGTAATAGGAGAGTCTCAAGAGTTTTCTAAACCCTATGGTACCATCCTTCTTAAACTTAGACATACATTGTTTTGACGCCTCGATCTGCTCGCCTACCCTTGTAAATGTTAAATCGTCCCTATCAATGATAATATCGCATATCTCTCTGTGAAACCCCGGCACTTGAAAACCCTCCTATGCTGTATAAGAAAATTTTGGTATAATGTAATTATAATTCTAATGTTTACTTTTGTAAACATGTAATAGGTTGAGAAACTTTTTTAAGGACGTGTTAAAATGATTGACTACTCTCCGTTGCATGAGACACTAAAAGAAAAAGAAATGGTAATTAGTGATCTCCGCGGTACCATTCTAAACGCAAGGACTATTGCAAATATTAACAAAGGAATGTCTGTAAATTTGAGTACAATAGAAGAAATCTGTCTACATCTAGACGTGTCTATAGAAAAAGTAGTTAAAATTATAAACATTCAAGAATAATAGTTTCAAAGCCTCCGATTTAAGAAAGGAGGTGATTACATCGTTTAAAGTCGGAAGGTGCCGTATTCCCGAACTATGTAAAAAGAACGGCATTACGCAAGCTGAACTTGCCTTAAAAGTCGGTATTACACCGCAATCCATAACGGATTATGTCAGCCTGCGTAATTTGCCGAATGTAGAAAGAGCGCGTAATATTGCCGCTAAACTACATTGTGACATCGAAGAATTGTACGAATGGGGAACGGAATAACATCTATTTACCGGGAAGGTTTTACTACTTCCCCCGACCGTCACTACGTGAATTCACGTACATCAATTTTAATCGAACTGACTCCGCATTATCAACTACAGATATCAACGAAGTTGCGTCTTCTTTTACCAACGATTCATTCGCATCTTTATGCCCTTGTATATAACCATTTGTCAAGCGTATTTTGCCGTTTAAATATTTCTCAAGTTCTTTTCGGAGTTTCTCGCCTGACGGGTCGTTATCCGCTACGATAACTAATTCTTCTATTGGCGACTTCAATATTTGCTCTGCCTTTCGTTGGTTAAACGACGAGCCCCCGTTTGCCAATCCGAAAACCCCAGCCGTCATAAACGACATCGCATCTATTTCCGCCTCACAATATACTGCACGTTTAATATTCCGTCTGTACGCTATATGTAAACCGTATATTAAATCCCCTATCGGCTTTCCGTCCTTTTCGTACCAAAAGACTTTCGAAGAAACCTTCCGATACTTTATATTCGCCAATCTACCGTTTGTATCAAACCACGGGATTACAACCGCCTGCCTAAAACGGTCGTAACCGATCTTCATTTGCCGTTGTACTTCCTTACTAATACCTCGTTGCTCTAAATACGGATGGCGATAAGCGTACTCTTGCAACCGACCGAAATCGATGGTCTTGTGACCGTTATCAATTCGGAGTTTTGGCGACTTAAGTACGATGTTATCGTAACTGTATTCCACACCGTATGTTTCAAGTAAATAATCTTCCGTTTCTTCATACGTTTCATTTCGCAGGTAAGATAACAATCTGGTAAAGTTGCCGCTTTCCCATTCGTTATCAAATGCGCCTGAATCTTTCCACGTGCCAGCGTAATCCCCGTCTAAGTTAACGAAAAAACTCGGTGTGTGTTCGTATCGAAATGGGCTCGCTGCAATCAGTTTATCAGATGACCACCGTTCGTTAGTCCAGGAGAACTGCCGTAGTTCGTACTCGATGTCTACGTTTACGGACTGGCCGAGTATTTGAATACTTGACAAGGTGAACCACCTACCGTTCTTTTAATTTAAAATACATTCGTAAATTGTTTTGCCGCATGCTCACCAGTTTCCATCTCTTTAATCACGCCTATTTGCGGCATGTAAATAATTTCGGCTGATTCACCTTCGCCACCGTCACGACCTTTATTTATACCAATCATGCCTCGACCTTGCTTTGCGTCAGTATCTACCGCAATCAATAACGCTGCATCCTCTAATAGCGCTTTCGTTTTCTTTACCTCGCTACGTTTGGGTAAACGTAATTCACGGTTGCCTTCGTCATCTTCTCCGTTATCGACTTCATCCGCCTGTGTAATAGCAAACATGACTACGCCTGTCTTACCGGCTAATCGACGGAGTGCTTTCGAAGTTGCCGCTGCGTCCCCACCCGCCGTCTTACTCGTATTTGTCTCGTAATCTAGATAGTAGAACGGATCAACGATAACGACATCGGCTTTCGTCTCTGTAATATCTACCTCTAATTGGCGTAAATCTCTTCGGTGAAAGTCGTCATCATCTACACCTCGTACAATTATGTTACCAGGTAAAATATCGTTAATGTTTGCTAAGAACGTTTTAAATCCTTGTTCGAATTCCTCCGATAACTTACCGTGGCGGATCTCCTTTGAGTCAAAGCCCGCTTCTAAGTTTACGCCATCTAATTCGGCGACCGTCGCACCAATACGAGATGAAATCGAAGTGTATAAACGCACCATCCCCTCGAACCATCCCATCTCCATTAACCAAATGAGTACGTTCGCACCTTGAAACGCCATTTCTACGCCTTCTTCGATAGTCGTTGCGGATTTACCACGCCCTGACTTTCCGTAGATAGTGTATACGTTTGAAGAAACGTACCCGCCAATCGCTTTATTAATGAATGAAAAACGTGAGTTCCAAATGCGATATGACTCGCCTTTTTTACGACGATCATATTCTTCTAGAAACTTGTTCGTATCGGTCTTCAAACTTGTTCCTACTTTACCGCGAACGCTCGTTCTCATCATAACGCCATCGACTTTTTCTCGCAACCATTCTAGAAAACAATTTCCGTCTTTCTCCTCAAATTGGGTAGGCGCCTCGTTTTGTAATAGTTCCATTACCTCAATCTTAGCGGAATAAGACTTGATTTGTTTCGTTAAATACTCGAAGCTATCCTCGACTTGAGGGACGTAAGTGAAGCCGTCAACTTCTGCTACTAGCGTACGGAAGTCGGGCGTTTTGCCTCGATTCATCTCTACGTAATCTTTGATAAAACGGTACGCTTTACGTTCCGCTTCCGTAACAAAATCTCGTTCTGTTACTTGGTTGAGTTGAACGTGGTTAGTGGTATCTACCACTTTCGATAAAAGCATTTCTCCGTAGTTCATTAACTACACCTCCAATTAGTAATCTATTAAATGGATTATATTCAATTTTCAAGGAGCTGTTCAGCTTATGAATTAACCTTAACATATACAAAATCTCTGTGCTTTTTTAAAAATATCGATTAAAATTTCAATTTACCTATACTTTTAATGATTTTTGAAGTTCACGTATGATTTTCAATGATGCTTGAGTAATTTCTGCATATAATTTATAAAAACCCAAAATTATAAAATATGCTATAATACAGCTTTTTTCCATTAAAAAACAGAAAAGTTTTCTCCTTTACAAAAAATTAATATTTACCATTTGATACAGAAATGTTTTTCACCAATTTCCTTCACTGCTGCAAGTTCTCTCGAACCGTTCGCATTCTCTCCGCCATCTCTCGCTTCTGATCCTCGCTATACATTCGTAATCATTTCATGCTTACGTTCTTCTCTTGCAGTATACATTTCACCGCTAATAGCTTTCCTTCGTTTCCATCCTCACTCACGATAGCTGTAACGTTTTCCTCTCTGACCAAGGCTACTAGTTTACGAATGTGTTTAGGAACGCAAGAATATGCGCACCATTTCTACTAAAATAGCTTTTTGTTCAGTCTTTTGATACATTTATATGTTATCTTCAGTACGTTCTGTTCTTTTTATAAAGTCGTATGAGATATACCAACATAGGAAGCCCTAGAGCCCTAATCCTAGGACTTCTTCATTTAAATAGGTTTTTAGTAGGTTTATTGTCTCATCAACATGTATATCGTATAATGATAATAAAAGGAGGTAATTATGATCGAATTTTTAAAATCTAACATAATTCCAATCGCAGCTTTTCTAATTTCTTTAGCAACTTTTTTTATAACATTTGCAAATTTTTGGAGAAACCGTGCCAAGATTGAATGCATTCAACCATATGGTGTTTCAGCTCACATCATAAAGCCCGACAGAATTAACACCGAAACACCTGATGTATATTGGCAAAGTGATTTCAGGGTCATTATGGATATTATTATCACTAACAAAAGCGCATTACCTATTTCTATTATCGAATTCAAATTAAATAATCGTTTTAAATTTAATTCCTATAGTAGACCTGGCACAGAATATCCTGTTACTACACAATCCGCAAAACAAGTACATAATAATGTAACTTTTTACGGTGCTGAAGAGAGAAAACTTGAATTTCAAATAAGCGATAAATGGTTACAACCAATTATCGATATTCCTCCATACACTTCCTTAAGGGGCCATTTATTCTTTCATGCCAACGATACCAACGACTTGAATATTGGTGAAAACACATTGGAAATAGTTACTTCTAGAAAAAACTTTTCTTTCCAGGTAAAGCTATTTAATAAATTAGATTCTGTCATACCACTACCTAATGAAGTCCGTGAGGTTCGAGAAGCAAATCTCTTTTAAAATGATTACGTAATCCACTATTTAAAAAACCGTTCTTTCTACGTCTTGAATGTATATTTGTGGTAAAGCTAGTTCATTTAGTATTGTTCTAGCTCCCTTTCTCATACAATGTTCCGCCATCTTTTTAAAACATGAATGAATAAGGATCCAAACTGCAGGTTTTGTTCGTGTTTTGATTTTTTTAGCAGCCTCAACTTTATATTTCGGTTTTAAAATAACGCTTTTGTTCTAAACTAATCTTCCCAGATTCCTAAGCCTTGACGTCTAACAATTTCTTTTTTGATTATTGTACTTAGCCTAGCTATTACTACATTTCTATCTTTACCAATAAACAGTAGAGCATCTTTTAAAACACTATTCGGATACATTTGTAAGTCCATCCTTTAAACTCACCTCATTTCTATACAAAATTCAAATTTGGTCTTATTTGTCCACCTCTTCCAATACCGCTTTGTAAATCCCGAAAGTTAATCCGAGAATAAAAGTGGTAGCAAGTAATTCGACATTACTTAATCCACAAAAGTAACTAAGCCAAAACCATGTCGGTAAAGACATTAACATAGCGATAATATATTTCTTCATTTCCGCATCCCCCTTTTCGACTCGCCCTCAAACGGCAACACCACGCACAAATCCCGTACTCTGTCGTACAGCCGACGATCAAACACGCTTTCCAGCTCGTCGATAGGAATGTTCGAAGTGTATGCCGTCGGTAATCCGTTCGTTACTCGATGGTTAATCACCGCATGTAAATCTCCTCGAAATGCTTCGGTTGCATTCCGTACTCCAATATCGTCTAGCACTGCGAAAGGTGCCATCTTCGCATGACTACCTCGACGATAGTACTCCTTCGCCGCTTTTTCAGCGACATCTTTCGGTATGTTTGACCGATTAAATTCGTTGAATAACGTTTGCCATTCGTTCACATCTAAAAAATATCCAGGTACCTGCAATGATTGCCTATTTCGCTGCAAACTCCCGATGTAATGTCTTATGAGCCATTCGTTTAAAATTACGGCTGCTGTCGTCGTTTTCCCTGTGCCAGTTTCTTCGGAAAACAAATACATCGATTTGATCTTATCCTTCGGGTTTAACGACGCAACCGCCTCAAATTGCCGTGAGAAAGTAGTTACTTGCGCATCAATAATCTTATAGACTTTCGGTTGAGACGCTCGTACAGGCGAATTTAGTAACGTTAAATGACGATATTCTTTCGGTAAGTTAGTCGCTGCCATACGTCCTCCATTACAGTTATGTCCATGTAGTGCGATGTACGAGGTACACTTTCGGTTACATGCTTCGCTTTTGTACAATGAACAATGATCGGATAGAATGCATTGCATCAAATCGTCACCTCTTTACGGTCGATACGTTCTTTTTCGAACTTCACCTTATAGTACTCAGCCACAGCGTCTGCATCCTCACCAGCTAATATTGCGCCACATCTTCGTATATCTAACCCCATTCCATGAGGACAGTTTTTATAGCAATGTTCTTCAATCGCTCCAATATACGGTAAGTCCTTGTTTGGGCAATCGTAACAATACGTATCTAGCAATCTCGAAGTTTCTTGACGTGCTTTTTGACGTTGCTCTTTCGTATAGATTGACGGACCATTTGATACTTGCTCTCTAAAATGTACTTCTGATCGGACTTGTCCACTTCGTTCTTGACCACATTTCGGACAACCGTGACCTCTTCGTAATTGTGAAAATAGTATCGTAAATACTTCGTTTGGATGGTGCGGACATTTATATCGCATTTTCGTTCTATCATTTACGTAATTCTTTTCTAGTAATTTGTAACCTCGTGATTCAAACGTTTCTTTTACGAGTTCAAAAGAATGTCTACGTTTTAAAATCCCACAATATCGACAACCACTGCCGTTACGTAACTCTGCATAACTAATCGATAACTCTTTATCCGGATGATGCGGACATTTATATTGCATCTTTGCCGTACCTATTACGTACTCAGTTTCCAACAACTCATAACCTCGTTCTTCAAACTTCACTTTCACTTGTTCAAACGTTAATTTAGGTCTTGCCATTTGTATCCCTCCATCTCTACTAATACTACTTTCACATTTTTCGGTTTGTGCTCACATATTCAAAAAATAATTTCTCCGTTATAAATAATCGATAATTTCTTCCGTACTTACTATTATTTGTTCCATATTCCGGGATAAATGTGCACCTTTTCTACGAATTTCTTCAAGAACTCTCGGCAACAACCTAGATCGCATATACGAATACATAAACGCAAAGTTTAATCCGGGATACTCCCGTGTCGACTTATAGTCGGCGAAACATGCGTCGATGAATAGTTTTGTTGCTTCCGGTTTATATTCGGCGATGAACGTCTTCAACATACGACCTTCCATCGCATAGCTGCGAGTGACATACGGAATTTTATAACGTTCCTCATGTACATGCTTTAGGTACTCTCGGAATGTCGTTACGTTCCACTTTTCGATTGGTAGGTTGCGGAAGTCTTTCGTTGATATGCGTGTCATTGGTTCCCCTCCTCGTCAAATAATTGCGCATGTAATTCCTCGTTAGACGCCTGCCATAAGTCTCGTCCATCTTCCGTTTTGAATACGTTCCGACGGATTAGCGCCTCGATGTAGATTTCTTTCAGTAATAAATCGTGTAACATTTGTTTATTTGTTAGTCCTCCTTGCTCTTCCAATAGTGGATGCATTTACCGCTAATAGTTTCGGAAAATTCGTGTTATCATTTAATTATCGAGCAGACATTACTCGATGCGTCTTCCTAATAGACGTATTTACTCCATCCCTTTCGAATCTCTGTCGTTACAGAGGTTCTTTTTTTCTATGTTTTCGACATATGTCGTTGTGAATTTTCTCAATACGATACATATAGCCTTCTACCGACAAAAATGTTAATGTATGGCTACACCTTTTCTTTTGACCTATATTCTTAGGTCTTTTTTTCTGACCGCTACCTTATATCTTTGTCCCTTACTACTTGCCCTACCGATAACACTCCTAGTTATATACATTCGTAGTTTCCTAGATTCTTGTCTACGTATTTGACCGTAGAATTTACGTTAATAACCTTTTGTGACCTTGCGTTCTTGTTGACGCTCAATTACTCCGGTTACACTTCCGATGCTACACTCGACTTTCTGTTTAACGCCTTTTAAAGTGTGCATGACCGACTGTAATACCGCTTGATCATCCTTTGCCTTACGTCGTTCCTTACGAATGCGTTTCAGTTCTTTCAGCAAGTGATTGCCACGTGCTGTAGTAAACAACTCAATTTCAATAGTATGTAAGATATCTTGCTGCGCTAAATCCGTTTGTGACTTACGTTGGTTAGTTTGCTGCATGTCGGACTCTAACGATTCTAGCTCCGATAGAATACGTTGTAATCGTTTCGTTACGTCTCCCACCGTAAACACCTCCTGTTAACTTTCCTTCAGTTCATTTACTAAGTTTTCTAAGCTATACTTGACGTCTTCTAATGTGCGATAACCGCCGATTGTTTTTCCGTTTGTATTAATGTGAAATAAGATGTTTTCTAACCGTCTAATAAGAATCTTTTTATCCATATAAATCGTTCCTTTCGATATTTATCTAAAACCTGACAACTTCGCTTACGCTCGTTGTATCTCATCATCTATTAGCGGTGTTCTTTTATATGAGTAATTACCGCCGAATATATTAATGATAGAAGGATATTTCGCTAGAAATAGACTTCAAGGTTTTAGCCCTTAATCTTTTTCTAGTTAAAAGATAGTTCTTGTTAAGAGTTAGTTCTTGTTAGTGTGAACTACAACCATGTGTGGAAGTTGCCATATGTGGTTACATGTCACATGGTCTAATAGATTCCGGTTCATTTCCGAATATTGTTAGCTGACTGATCGGTAGAATCGTATAAACCGTATTCTCCCACTGTTGTGTACGCTCGTGCCTGCGTCTTTCCTTAACGACTAAAGGCTTTCCATCCCAACGATACTCACATAGCTTTTTAATGCGTCTGTTGGCGCTCTCTCGACTTATATTTAATCGTTTCGCAATCATGTCTTGCGTTGGATAACATTCGCCATCCTCGTCCATAAATGACGCTAACACACATAAAGTCGTCCATCTTTCAGGACCTAAGTCCGCTATTAAACCGGAGTGTACTGCGTCAACATACATCTTTAGAAAGATGCGTGTCTCTCGCTTTCCACTCGTAATTGAATATTCCGTTTGGGCTTCGATTGATACTAAGTTGCTATTTTCGCTCATCGTGCTCACCCGTTCTCACCTCCGTGTAATGCCTTGTGAACTCCTTACATTTACTATGACGCGGGACTTTTAAACCTCGCGCACTTTTTCGAAAAAAAAAAATTATAATTAATTTATGTTTTCATCATTCGACATCATACGACACGAAACATCCTATTATTTTGTTATCATTTATAATCATCGAATTAGGAGGTTCCATATATGAAAGAACTGCTCAAAGGTAAGCGTGCATTTTCCCGCGAGATAGAGGATAAAGAATATCTTATCTTACCCGCAACTGAATTTAGCGAAGCAATGTATTTTTCATACATGACACTAATAAAAAAAGGAGATATGCCGTATCCTGATAGATGGATAGACTATCAGTCACAGGACGAAAGAAGTGGGTTAATCCCGTTAGAAGATTTTAACGAGGATGACTATGAGTATATTTTTATGAAAGAAAAGTTAATGGAAAATAGATTGGATGAGAATCTAAACCCTTACGGCATTACTGTAGGTACTGATTTAAAGAATCTTTTCGAAATTGCAGAGATATCAGATGAAATACAGCAAGTAATCAAAGACGTACTCGACGAATGGAATTTAATCGGAGAACTACAATTAGAAAGATGCGAAATCTTACACTATTCAGATGGAGACTCATCGGAATTTGTCCGTATACAACATGAATGTAGTACTCATGATATAGATTACGATGAAACTGATTACCTCACAGATCAAACTATTACCGAAACTTACAAAAGAAAATTGGAGACTCATACAGAGTACTTACATAAAACAAATGAAAATCGATGGTTCATTGAGAAACCTTCGATAGAACCTTTTGCCTTATTCGTTATAGAAGAAATATGGGATATCGAAGATATGATTCCTTTTACAACTTTCAAGCCTGCGTAATGTGGGCTTTCTCTACTTTTTCTACCCCTACACAATTGGTGACTTTAGGGGTAGAATATAGGAAAGGATTCCGTTTATATCGTTTATCTAGGAGGTAAAAGATATGAATGGTACAGTAAGAAAAAATAAACATACAGGTAGTTGGGATTTCGTATTTAATATTGCAAATGATCCAATGACAGGAAAACGTAGACAAGTTAGACGTAGAGGGTTTAAAACACAGCAAGAAGCAGAAGATGCTCTAATTAAGTTAAGAGCGGAATTCTTAGATAATGAAGTCGTAAACCTTTCACAAATGACCTATACTGCGTATATGGACGAATGGGTTAAAGAGCGGAAGATTCATTTACAGAAATCGACGTTTGAAACGCATATGATCTATTACCGAAATATTATTCAACCTAAGTTAGGACATTTCAAATTAGGACAAATCGAACCAATTCATATTCAAAAATTTATAAATGATCTAGTTAACGATACAAATTACTCACCGCACACGATTCATTTAGTATTCAGGATTATTAGTGCTTCATTAAAGAAGGCACAGGTAATGAAACTAATTAAAGAAAACCCTGCGACAGGTACTACCTTACCGAGAAGAGTCCGTAAGGAAATTAACGTTTGGACCTACGAACAGGTATGTTATTTCTTAGAGAAATCTCGGAACGTGAAACGCCTAACTCGCTGCTATGTTGCGTTTGTAATGTCCATATTAACGGGGATGAGACAAGGTGAAATCATGGGGTTACGGTGGAAAGATATCGATTTCGATAGGGGTATTATTTATATTAGACAAACACTAACTCAAACCGCTGAAATCAAGCCTGGTGCTAAGAACGCATCTAGTGTACGTTCTATTCATATTCCAGCGAAACTTATCGAAGTGCTAAACGAACACTACAAGAAGATTAAGGACGAGCGTATCTTTCATGGTAGAGGCTACAACGACAATGATCTCGTTATTTGTACTCAAGATGGAAGACCAATGATACCTCGTAATTTACGTAAAGAGTTCTACCATCTAACGGAGAAATTAGGCTTACCTAAGATACGTTTTCACGACCTTCGACATACACACGCTACATTACTTATACAGCAAAATGTAAACGTAAAACTTATCGCTGAGAGATTAGGTCACTCCGATATCGAAACGACACTAAATACGTATAGTCACGTGTTGCCGGATATGCAAAAATCAGTCTCCGATAAACTCGATAAAATCTTCTGAGGTGACCTCGAGGGACTTTTGGTTGTTCTATCCGTACTTGATGAGAATGCTATAATATCGCAATAATCCGCTTTAAGAACTCAGGTGCCTGAAGAAGGTATGGTT